ATTGTTGATCAAAAAATAACTGTAAGGTTTCGCTGGTGGTACCAGTTACGTACTGAAGTTGAACTTCAATCAAAAGTCCATTGCTTTGGGGATACAACACAGCCTCTGACAATGCTATGCGAGGGTCTTGAGCAATGACTCGTTGAATTTCGTTCAGTATGCCTTGTTCTGTGGTTGAATCCAAAGATTCAAAAACATAGTCCCACAGCACTGTGCCATAGCCAGGACGGCCGGGCAGTTGACCTTGTCTGATTTGTAAAGCATTCAGCAAGTCCCTCTTGATCAATTCATTGTCAATCAACGTGAATTTTTTGAATTGATTTTGAGTGTTAAATCCAATAAAGGTGGTCATGAACTATTTATTGCCAGGATCAAACTCAAACTCATCCAGCTTCGACAAAAGCTATCTGAGCTTGTTGTCTGGCTGCTTGAGCTTGTACTTGGCCAATCAACAATCTGGCAGCAGCAATACCAGTGGCATCAACTCTTATTGGGGCAAGAATACTGTTGCTTACAGCACCAAAGTTGATATTGGTACATCTGGCATCACCAATGATTCTGGTCACAGCAGCATCACAAGTGACCCTGTTATAACAGTTTTGAAACACAGGCACAGGTCTGGGCACACTGTCAAGGCTGAAGTTTAGACCACTGCCATCACCTCGACCGCCGCCACCAAAGAATGATGTGAAAACTTTGATACCAGCTGAAATAGGCCCTAACGCATCAAGCACTCCTGATATGCTGCTAAAACTGCCAAACAAACTGTTGCCAAGATTTTGTATTCCAAACAACGAACCAGCGCTGTCTAAGAAACCTGCTGCTTCCAATCTCAATTCTGAAAACAGATTTATCACATACTCATTGCCCAGGGCATCCACTCTGGTTATGTCAAACAGTCCGGGTATTTGTGTGGCAAACGCATCAGTGGCCAATGACCCAAATCCATCAAAAATTTGATTGGATCCCACTGCGGAACTGAGATTGCCAAGACCTGAAAAGCCTCCCAATGATGATAGAGCACTGCTGAGTTCACCGCCAATGGTTACGCCTACATTTTGAATTCCATTCAGCACTTGATTGACAACTTGCCCTGGCACTGAAGCCAATTCAGACAATGACTGTTGAAGTGATCCTCCAAGCCCAAACTGTTGACTCAGTGTTTGGCCATATGATCCAAAACTGGTTCTAAGCGCTTCACCAATGGCACCTGGGCCATTATAAACCACTTCAAACAACGACAATGCTGATGTGGCTTGGGCCAGTCCCACACCACTGACACCCAACGCTGACCCTGCCAACATCACAGCACTGGACAGACTACCTTGCCCAGCCAGTGTGGCCACTTGACTGATCGAAGTAGCAAATTCACCAGCTCGAGCCACAGCATTGATTGCGGCCTGAGTTTCTTGCGACAGTTGACCTTGTAACCAATTGGCTGCTGTCTCAACATTGAAAGTTGCTGCTGTGTTGAGCACAGCGCCTAAATCTTGAGGTAAAATGTTGGCAGGCAACAGACCTTGAGCAGTCAGCGCACTAAACGCTTGGTTGTAAACCAGCTGTTGAGCTGTTTGTTGTGCGGCCGCGCTGGCGCCAAACACAGCAAGATTCACCATGTTGTCTTTGCCGGTCCACACTGCTGGATTGGCCACAATGTCAGCCAAGGCCACACCAGTGGCCAGCAAATTGCTGGTACCTGGTTTGATAAATCCTGCCTGCTCCAGCTGAGGCAAGGTCAAACCATACTGTCCTATACCTTTGTCGTTGCTGACATCTGTGAGACCTTGATTTACCTGTTTGGCTTTTTGTGCCAACAATCCGCGCACCTGTTCTCCATCCAAAGTGCCCACAGGTTCTCCACTTTTTTGTAGATTGATGTCACTGATTCCAATGGTGTTAGGCGGTAACGAAGCTGGCAGTTGATCAGCAGCGTTGACCCTGGAACTTTCCAGCTGTATTCCAACCAAGTTCAACCCATTGGCCACTTGATATTTTAAATCCAACACAGTGCCCACTGGTTGGCCTACCAAGGTACCCGACAACAGTTGTGCTTCCAAAACGGCCGTGGCCTGTGCTTCAGTGGACCCTGGAGGACCATTGAGTTTGTAGGTTTGGCCGTTGCGAACAATAGTAAAAATTGCCATTGGTGGTAGATGTGTTAGGTTACTTGGATAGCCCAGTTGGGCGGTATGGGTTGGCTACCTGGAGGAACGGACGGATTTCCAGGTTCGCAAGACACAGGAGTTTTACATGATACACCGCAATTGTGATAAGGCCAAGGTTCGTGACACGGCACACGACTACAAATGCTGGTCAATGCGTCCTTTTTTATCTCCCAACCTCGAGTACTATTGAAACTTGTATCGTCTAGCAGCGTTTTACTGATTGGCACCGGTGGTGGTATTGGTATGGCTCCTCCAGTGTTTAGTAAGACTTTGCTGCCAGTTAATCCCAGTGTTCCTGACACACCAAAGTACCCTTTGTCGCCTTTGATGCTCACTGACTTGGTTGCCAGCAAACCAAGATCACCTGTGGTTGCCACAGTCATGCGACCTTTGCTGGTAAACTGGCTGATTCCTGAACTGTTCAATTTGACTTCAGCATTGGCAAAGGCATGAAAATTTCTGCCAGCATACATGTTGATGTCTTGATCAGCATGAATGTTGATATCTCCTTGACTGCGCAAATTTATACTGTTGGTGCTGAACACATCCACAGTGCCTTCTTTGCCCAGCTCAATCCAAGTTTGACCATTGCTGTGACAGATGTAAAAAAAATTTTCACTGTCGTTCATCATGATCTGATGACCTTTGCTGGTTCGGATTCGGATCAAATTGTTTTCACCAATCTGAGTGCCGTCATCCATGACCACACTGTGTCCACCTTTGCGACCAATGATTTCAGTTTTGGTTGGATTTAGATTGTTTTGCGCCAGCTGCTGTTGAACTTGTTCGTCGGTCAATCCACCAGCATATACAGGCCTGCCGGGCGTGGACATACCATACACAGTGCTGGGACTTTCGCGTTGCGCACTGCTAGTGATAGTACCGCGTTCAGTGTCATTGATCAATCCTTGCTGAAAAAGAATACCAGCTTGAATGCTGTGTACTGGTTTGGGTATGTTGAAAAAATTAGGATTGTTGATGACTGCTGGATTTTTCTTGTTGATTTCAGTCACTGGCAGTTGAGCTGCACGAGTAAAATAAGCATCTTGTGTGGCATTGTTGGTGTCATAGTTTTTGGAGCTACCAATGGCTGGAACCATGTGATTGAATCCAGGATCAGCCACACAGCCAAAGTAAAAACCCTGAGTTGGATCACCGCCTACAAAAAAACAAATTACTTGAACTCCAATGTCAGGCGGTGTGAACCACATGCCGTAACTGTGAGGATTGAAAAAACCGCCAGCACCAGCAGACGTACTGTCCTGTTGAGTGATGCCGTAAAATGGCGAACAATAGTTCACTTTGCGCCAGGTACTGGCATCGTTTTCATTGGGTCCACCCAACTGTTTGATATACACTTGTAAAGCACCGCTGCGTGTTGGATCAACATTGTTTTTGACAATGCCAAGAAACAAGCCTTGCCATGTTGGCACGCCGCCACGATCAAGTCTAAAAGTTTCAGCTACACCGCGTGTTAAGTCATGATTGATTGGCATTTATGGATCTCTATTCATGTTTTGCCCACCATTAGAGTTGGGCGTTGAACCGGATGGCACTGGCGGATTTACAACCCCAGGCTGATAGGGTCTAGGACTGATGTTCAGCAATGGTCGATTTGCTGGATTCAATGGCGGAACCAGCACTGGCAGCACTTTGTCACCAATGGTCACTGTGCTGGGGACATCCACTGGGCCAGCTTGAGTTCCTTGATTGGCAGCAGTTGCGCCTGCAGTTCCAGAATCAGCACGGCCTTCCTGCACACCCACCAGAGGTTGTCTCACTGTGGATGCTGCGGCAGTTGTAGTGGTTCCTGTTCTATCCCGTGTGTCTGGCCGTGTGCCTCTGCGGTCTTGATCGAGTCGGTCACTGGCTTCGCCCAATCGTAAACGCCCCACAAGTTCTTGTTCAAAGCGACCTTGTCTAAAACTGCTGCGACATTCCACTGCAGTGTAGTTGAAACTCAACGCAGGCCCCGTTGGCGTGGTTCCGTCTACATTTTGAACAGTGGCTGACCCTTGAATATTCATCAGGCCAGTGCTGAGGTTGTAGTCGTCAGCCAAATTGTAATTCATAGTAAAATAAGCAGGGCCAGTGCTGAAGTTGATTGATCCGTCTGTTCTAAAAGGCGAAAAGCTCACATCTGACGCAGCACTGTAATTTTCAGCATTGATCCAGGCAGGGTCGCCCAAAATTCTCAATCGTATTTCAGCATAATCCACAGCATTGTATAGCCAATCAGCAGCATTGGACGCAATGTCATTGACTCTTTCTTTGGCGCCTTGGTCACTTTCTGAAGTGCGGGCCTGTGGAGCTGCTCGCACAATTTGAAGACTGTTGACTTGATTTTTAAACTTTGTGCCCGCATCAGGAGTATTGATCACATTGAAGTAGGCGTTGTTGTTGACCACTTCAAAATTCAGTACTTCTTGGTTTTGTCCAGTGAACCAATAGTTATAATTTTTGTGCGCACCTCTAAACTGGCCATTGGGAAAATATTCACTGACCACTGGTGTTTCGTATGGCACTATTACATATTTGATTTTGTAAGACCAGTCCTTCCGCCGATTGTCCCATTTGTCAGTGGGAGTAGCAAAGCACAAAATGTTGTACCACGAAAATAACTGTGCTGCTTTGCCGTTTGGCAGTGTTTTGCCATCTTTGTCAATGAATACTGATTGTTGTTCATATACATAGCTGCTTTCCATCATGATACGATTGATTACAAAAGCAATGCTTTGTCCTGCGTCAAATTGTCTAGAAAAAATGTCTGGATTTGGGCCAGCTCTGTTGGAGTTGGGCACACCTCCAGCAGCAGGAGCCATGGGTGTTTGACTGAAATCCACTGGCCCTGGCTTGCGTAATTTACTATCACCTACCCAGGCTGGAACAAATTCAATGCTGTATTCGTCAGGATATTCAACAGTTTTTTTATTGACTAATTCACGTTGGTGTCTGTTGAGAGCTTCGACCAAGCCAACAACTTCTCCTCCGCCTTGAGGAGGAGAACTAGCAGCATCAGCATTGGGTGGAGCAGTTGTGGCCATTTTGGTATATTTACCCTGTTAAAATGTTGTCTGACCCAGACCCAACCGGACTGGTCACAGCACTGGTCACAGTGCGGCCTTCAGTGGCTGTGTCTGCGGCTGCTGTGCCAGTGGCGGTGGACTGTCCAACCAAAACGTCTTTGACTGTGCGGCCGGTCAGCGTATATCGATCCAACAGCACGCCTCGTTCTCTACCAAACCCCACAAAGGTAAACGGCGGATTGCCCACAATTCTATACTCAACAAATCTAGATCCTTGTGTAAATCTCAATTCGCGAATCACAAACGGAATGTATTTTTCCACAGGCCCAATGGGCGTGCCATTGGCAGTTTGAGTAATTACTCTTTCCAACGAGCCATCTTCTTTGACTCCCCAAAATTTTATGGCCATCACATACAGGGCACTGGCATATCTAGCACCGCGTCCGGTAAACACTCCGGCTGTTTTGTACACATCTTCAACGGCATTTTGAAGTCGAGGTATGAGACTGATGCCGTAGGGTTCAGTTAGAGTAAAACTGATTTCAGTGTTGCTGTGACTCATGCGAGTGCCTGCCAGAGGAAATCTAGTGGTAATGTCCAGGTTATCTATGTAAAAATCCAAATCAAAAAATGGGTTGCGTGACGCATTAGACACTGAGTCTGGCACAGCGGTGTCCACAGAACCCACAGCATCCACACCCTGTTGCGACTGTACTGATCCTGCTGTGCCTGCCGCACCACCTGACTGTGCCAACAAGTAATAGCTAGACAGATTTCTGTAGTTGCCGCCACGGTTGTAAGTGGCAGGCGGAGCTATGTACCAGCTGAGCTGATAGGTATAATTTTCATACGCAGACAGAATATTGCTTTGACTGTTTACCAGCGTGCTGGCACCAAACAATTGATCAATGCGTTGACGCAACAGATCTCTGCTTTGTACAGCATTGGCTCGTGCTGCTTCGTCAGTGGCAAATGCTCCTGGTGTGGTGCCGGCAAATCGTTGTGCCTCTAACCGGCCAAACGAGCCATCATCGGTCAGCGGAGGGTTGGCTGGAACCAACGTGCCAAAATTGACATTGCCTGGGCTGACTGCTTGACTTTGGGTGCCAGGCAGCACACTCTGTGCCAAAGCATTGACTTCGGCATTGATTCTGGCTGCGAAATTTTCCGCAGGCGTGGCACCAGTGGGGTTCAGGTTCAACGGCTGAATCAGCGGAATATTTGGAGGATTTTGTGGATTGGCTCCAGGGTTTTGGCCAGCTTGAGCATTGGCCACAATGGTACCCGAACTGGTAGCTCCGCCACTGGTACGTGTGGCTGATCCTCCTGTGAGTTGCGCAAAACTGGGAATAGAACCTGGAGGAATTGTGCCCAATGGCAACCCTGCAGCAATGTCGCCCGCATTGACTGAATCAAAATAATCAGACTGATTTTGCAGCAGTTTTTGATTCCACGAACTGTAGAAAGTTTCTACAAAAGTATTGACTTGTTGTTGATTGGTAGTGGCCACTTTAGAATCCCAATGCTGATTTTAGTGTGGTCAATTTGGGTATGAAGATTGCTGTGCCTTGTTTGAAATCAAACGGTGGTTTGGTCAAAGTGTTGGGATTGCGTTGATAAAACACCCACCATAGATTAGGAGTTTGATAAAGGTCATAACTTAACAAGTCTGGTCTGTATTGATAGGTGTTGTTGAGTTGCATCAAAATGTCATCGCTCTGAGGTGGAATGGGTCTGTTGACCATGACATCCAGATAGAACTGATTGAACCCAGTGAGAAAATAAGGACTGCTAGTTCCGTAGGTAGCCATTACCAGTATCCTTTCTTGAGCAGCGCACCCGAAGCATAATCTTTCAAGTTAAACTCTTTGCTGACCTGTCCGCGTGTTTGAACTGGCAGCAGTGTGAGCTGTATTGAAATTTTTGTGGGCACATATGTAACTCCAGGCTGACTGAGAGTGAATGGTTGAGGCAGCGGTTGTTGACCACCTTGCGGCACAAATCCAAATGCATTGCGCAATCTATTCACAGCATTGCTGATAGGATTGGTAGCAATTGACGCTCTAGGGCGCTGAGTCAACAAGTTTTGTTGTAGATTCAACACACTGCCAGCTCGCACATAATCCACATTGTTGGGCAAACTGTAGTTGAACTGACTGACCAAGCAAGGATGATTGTTGTATTGAAACTGCCCCAGGCCATTCAAATATACCATGGGCGGTGGTGCTCCAGCCTGAATGTCTCGACCATAAAACATTTTGGTCACTGAACGGAAAAAATGAATCATGGCCAGCATGTAGTTGGCTTCGCTGGTGTCTTGTGCTGTGAAATCAGCGCTGATGTTTACCGCATCCACAAAACTGCTTTTGTAAAAATATCCACGGTAGTTGCTGTGGGTCAAAGAATAGTTGTCGTAGTCTGCTCGGTAAGCTGTGGTTATCTCAGGAGTGTAAGGAAACAACACACCGTCAGTCAGTGCCAGTGGCGCCAACACACTGGATCTGGATCCTCCTCCACTGATAATGTTGGGATCCTTGTACAAGTAGTTGGCATTGTCAGCCAAGCTGATACGCACTCGCCAATCGCCCGATTCTGGCTGGCGGGTAATGGCAGATCGCGCTGGCTGAAATATTGTATTATCTTTGCCAGCCACAGTATTGCTGGCCGGTGGGCTGGGGTTGGTATCAACTCCAGCCGTCGGCGGTGCCACATTGGCACCAATTGGATCAAGAAAAAGATCAACTGGCACTGGTTCCAACAAAGCAACCGATGGACCTACTGGCGGTGCCACATTGGCACCAATTGGATCAAGAAAAAGATCAACGGGTTCAGGTTCCAACAAAGCAACCGATGGACCTACTGGCGGACCTACTGGCGGTGCCACATTGGCACCAATTGGATCAAGAAAAAGATCAACTGGCACTGGCTCAGTTACTGGTGGTCCAAGATCAGGTGGCTCAATCAGAGTTTCAAATTCTGGTACGTCAAATGGATCAACATTCAACTGACTGGGCTCAGGCGGTGGCGGTGGTGGCGGAGCTGGGGCTGGCACAGGTGTAGGCAGCACAGCCGGACTGGCCCTGACTGTGACTGTGGCAATGTAAGTCAGACGCAGCGGAATTCTAGGATTGTTGAATCCTGGCTGTCCTGGGTCTTTGTTTGACTGTATGAATATTCGACTTGAAACGGGTCCAAACGCCGTAGTGTTTTCGCCACCAAACCTGGCCAGAGCTTGAGCACGACCCAGTGCCAGGGCCTCAGCTTCGGCCTGTTCAGCAGTGGATCTGGTTACAGCATTGACAAATTCTTCAGATCGTGTTGGGTCATACTGTCCCTGTTGTGGTTGAACGGGAACAGATTCTCCGGTAAAAAAGTCAACTGGTGCTGGACTGCTGGTGGCCATTTTATATTTTTTCCTATGTATATTTACCCAAATCTTTTTGTGCGCAGTTTAATCAACGGTTGACAACTGTAGTATTTGTGCTACAATAAATATTGACCCGGAGACCATCAATGACATTGCTGTCAAAACCCGCACCCAAAACCAATTACCTCAACAACCGTGACATTCTGAAAGAAATACACCTCAGCAAAAATACCTACTGTGTGTTTCGTGACCCAGACCTGGACCATCAATACGACATAATTTTACCCAGTGTCAGCAAAATCAATCAAAAAACCACAGCCGAGGCTCGACGAAATCGTGCTGACCGTATCAAACGCGAAACCGGCGAAGTGATTGATCCCAAAAAAATACCCAACACAGACTTGGTATACAGAGTAATGACATGGGAGCACATACCCATGGCTCCCAAAAAGCCCACCAAGGCTCAGCTCAAAAAACGCAAGTTTGAAGACATTCTTGACATAGATGAGTCAGATGAAACGCTGGCAGATTTGGTAGACGAACCAGTGTTGGATCCCACACATGTTAGAGTAAACTTTCCTCCATTTTTTCACTATCGCATTGACGAAAATCGCACACCATTTCTTGTGGGCAAAAGTCACTGGCGGGGCACGTTAGACACCGGAGAATTCAGCAAAGAGCACGGCACCATGACTCGTAAACTGGCCATGATGTTTATGAAACTGTGCGAGCGCTATGCCACAAGGTCAAACTGGCGTGGATACACTTACAATGAAGAAATGCGCGGACAGGCTCTATTGCAGCTATCTCAAATTGGCTTACAGTTCGATGAGTCTAAGAGTCAAAATCCATTTGCTTACTACACTGCGGCGATCACAAACAGTTTTACTCGAATTCTCAACATTGAAAAGAAAATGCAAAACATCCGAGATGACATTTTGGAAATGAACGGACTGAACCCCAGCTGGACACGTCAGAACTCTGGGTCGCGTTCGGCAGCAGAAATGTCCGGACCGGTTGTGTCTAGCCTAGACGAATGATTCAATATGACCGAACGAATTTTATACTTGACCAAATCAACTTTTGACTTTTCTCAAGTTGATCCAACATCACAGTTAATTACAAAAGTTCAAGAAAATTTACCACCAGGAACATATCATACTTCGCTAGGCGATCTTACAGTAGCTGAAATTATTCATATTGCAGCACAGTTTAATCATATTAAATTTGAATATCAAGGGTTTGATTGTGACAGCGATGTCTATAGAGAGTCGCTGTCACTATACAAATATCTAATCAAACATAGTATTTCACCTGTAATAGAGACTGAACAATTTACCGATCATTCTGGTATTAGCAACAGATCAACACAACCTACGTTATGGGTATTTGGGTGTAGCCATAGTCACGGCGTTGGCCTGAGACCCAACGAACTAAATTATGGGCAATTGTTATCAAGATCCCTTAATATGCCATTGAAATTGATTACTAAGCCGGGCAGTAGTCTGCATTGGAGTTACCGGCATTTGTTTAATTCACCGATTAGCCCACAAGACATTGTGATTTGGCAACTTACCACTCCCGGCAGGGTTAGCAAATTTAACGGAAAACAAGTCAATGAATTTGTACTCAATAATACTAAAGATCGCAAACTTATTGATAGTATTACTTTAGAGCAATTATACTTTACACAGATAAGTTTCCTCAACACCGGTGTTAGATTTTTACAGGCACTTAAATGTAAATTTATATTAACTTCCATAATCAATTTTGGTTCAGATTATGACTATGTCTCAGAGTACGTTAAGTATCCCGAATACTGCTCCAATTATGGGCTACACCTAGATTATGGAACAGACGGAATACATGCAGGGCCTTTGAGTCACCAAGCTATTGCTCAACGTCTATCAGATCATATACAATAGCATAATGCATAATCTATTTAAAAAAGCTGCTATCTTTACCGACATCCACTTTGGACTCAAATCCAACAGTACTTTACATAACGAAGACTGTTTGGCGTTTGTGAAATGGGCCACTGCTAAAGCCCGGGAAAAAGGTTGCGAAACTGCCATGTTCTTGGGCGACTGGCACAACAACCGTGCCAGCTTAAATATTGTGACATTGAACTACAGTCTCAGAGCTTTGGAGCATCTCAATGATAACTTTGAACAAGTTTATTTTATTCCTGGTAATCATGATCTGTATTATCGAGACAAGAGAGACATACAAAGCGTGGAGTGGGCCCGGCACCTCCCCCGTGTGGAGATTTGTAATGACTGGTTTGACAGCGGCGGTGTGGTTATTGCTCCTTGGCTCGTGGGTGATGATCATCGGCGTCTAGCAAAAATGAGTGGCAAATATATGTTTGGTCACTTTGAACTACCTGGCTATCTCATGAACGCCATGGTAGAAATGCCTGATCACGGCGAAATTCGCAGAGAAGACCTCAGAGGATTTGAACATGTATTCACTGGACATTTCCACAAGCGACAGACCAAAAACAATATTACCTACATTGGCAATGCGTTCCCTCACAATTATGCGGATGCTGGTGACGACCAACGAGGCCTTACTGTATTGGAATGGGGATCAGCGCCTGAGTTTCATGCTTGGCCTGATCAACCGACCTACAGGGTATACGGACTCGCCAACCTTATTGATCACGCTGGATCGCTTCTTAGACCCCGAATGCATGTCAGGGTCAATCTAGACATTGAGATAAGTTATGAAGAAGCTAACTTTATCAAAGAAACATTTGTGCGGGACTATGATTTGAGAGAGATGGCATTGATTCCCAACAAAACTGCTGGAGTAGATCAAGATCTAGCTCCGGGCGAGATCAAGTTTGAATCAGTGGATCAAATTGTCACTGACCAACTCACTGCCATAGAATCTGAATTCTATGACAATCGATTGCTGCTTAAGATTTACCAAAATTTATGATTCAAATACGCAATCTCACTGTAAAAAACTTTATGAGCGTGGGCAATGCCACGCAAGGCGTTGACTTTGACCGCAAAGATCTCACACTGGTGTTGGGAGAAAATCTTGACCTTGGTGGTGATGGCTCTCGCAATGGCACTGGCAAGACCACCATCATCAATGCCTTGAGCTATGCCCTTTACGGTCAAGCCCTTTCAAACATTCGCAAAGACAATCTTGTAAACAAAACCAACAACAAAGCCATGTTGGTAGGATTGGATTTTTTGATCAACAGCAAAGAATATCGAATTGAGCGCGGTCGCAAGCCCAATGTACTCAAGTTCTACGTCAATAACGAAGAACAAACTGTCACAGACGAAGCACAAGGAGATTCTAGAGAAACACAAGATGCCATTGAACGTATTCTAGGCATGAGCCACAACATGTTCAAACACATTTTGGCACTGAACACATACACAGAACCGTTTTTGAGTTTGAAAGCCAATGATCAACGCACCATCATTGAACAGTTGCTGGGTATCACACAACTTTCTGATCGAGCTGATCGAATCAAAGAACTCAATCGCGAAACCAAAGATGCTATCAGCCAAGAAGAAATGCGTATCAGAGCAGTACAAGAAGCCAACCGGCGCATTGAAGAACAGATTGAAAATCTTCGCAAACGTCAAACGCTGTGGCTCAAAAAGCAACAAGAAGATTGTGAAACTTATGCACAGGCCATTGCTGACCTTGAGCACATTGACATTGACTCTGAAGTACAGGCGCATCGAGATCTTGAATCCTATCATCAACTCAAAAAATCCATTGACGACTACAACAAAAATCATCGGTTGGTGTCTGCAGAAATTGTCAAACTGGAAAAAGCCAGAACCCGGTTAGAACAAGAACTTTCTATGCTGGCCTCGCATCGCTGTCATGCCTGCGGTCAAGACATTCACGACAACCAACACGACGCAATCAAAACAGCCAAGCTCACAGAGCTTGCTGAAATCAACACTGCGTGGCAAGACAAACGCAATGAACTTGTTGAATATGAAAATGAGTTAGAAGAACTAGGTGAGCTGGGAGTGGCACCCACAGTGTTTTACGACACACTGGAAGATGCACTGAACCATCGCAACAGCTTAGAAAGCCTGCGCAGGAGTTTGGAAACCAGAGCTGCTGAAGCAGATCCCTACGGTGAACAGATCTCAGATATGCAGGGTCAGGCACTACAGGCCGTGACCTATGACACACTGAACGAGTTAACTCGTTTACAAGAACATCAGGACTTTTTGCTCAAGCTGCTGACCAGCAAAGATTCATTTGTTCGCAAAAAGATCATTGATCAGAACTTGAGCTATCTCAATCAACGCCTCACACACTACTTGGATCGCATTGGTCTGCCGCACACTGTGAAATTTCAAAACGATCTCTCTGTGAGCATTGAAGAGCTAGGTCGCGAGCTGGACTTTGACAATCTATCACGCGGTGAGCGCACACGTTTGATCTTGTCAATGTCGTGGGCGTTCAGAGATGTATGGGAAAGTCTTTATCAGCCCATTAACCTGCTGTTCATTGACGAGCTCATGGACAACGGACTAGACACACAGGGTGTAGAAAACGGGCTGGCTTTGTTAAAGAAAATGAGCCGCGAACGTCACAAGAGTATTTGGCTTGTGAGTCACAAAGATGAACTGTCTGGCCGTGTTGAAAACATTCTCAAAGTTGTCAAAGAAGGTGGCTTCACCAACTACAACACTGACATCGATGTTGCGTGATATCAAAGTTTTACATCTAGAACCCACTGATGTGTGTCAGGCGGCTTGTTCGATGTGTGCTCGAGAAACTGATCAGCACTTTCGCAAAGATCGGCAGCATCATTTAGACATGCACAAAATCACCAAAGTTTTTGATGCTGATCGCATCAGCCAACTGGATAAAATGTTCATGTGTGGCAATTACGGTGATCCAGCTGCTGGCAAATACACACTGAACATCTACAGAGAGTTTCGCAAACTAAATCCGCGCATTGTGCTGGGCATGAATACCAATGGAGGGCTACAAAATACCCTATGGTGGCATGAATTAGGCAGCATGCTCAATCAACCTAGAGATTATGTGGTTTTCAGCATCGACGGTCTTGAAGACACCAATCACATTTATCGAAAAAATGTAACATGGTCCAAAGTCATGGCCAATGCCGAGGCTTTTGCCAGTGCTGGTGGATCAGCTCACTGGGACATGCTGGTCTATCAACACAATCAACATCAAGTTGATCAATGTGAACAACTTGCCCGAGAAATGGGATTTAAATGGTTCCGTGCCAAAGTCAGCAAGCGCGGATTCTCAGACAGATTACAGGCTCCTGTCGGATGGCAAATTCCAAATGTAAAATTCAAAAAAATCAATTGTCATGCGCTCAATGAACAAAGCATTTACATCGATGCTCAAGGTCATACAAGTCCGTGTTGTTGGCTAGGTTCAAGACAGCAAGATTTTGTCACAGACTTTGGTGAAATTCAAAAATCCTGGACTGATATTACACCTAACGCGGTTTGTACCGCTACCTGTGGTACCAACAATGTTGAGACCAGTTTTACAAATCAATGGCAGAGACAAATTCAGTTATGCTAAAGTGGGATCATTGGCATATAGAGCCATCTAGCATTTGCGCATTGAGGTGCCCTAGATGTCCTCGTGCTGAAGTTCCTGATAGCCTGTTGAATCGACAATTGACATTGGCGTTTTTTAAAAATCAAATTGGAGAAAGTGTAGCTGCCAAGATTCGCAAGGTTACATTTTGCGGCAACGACGGCGATCCAATTTATTGCCGAGATTTAATTGACATTATTTCATGGTTCAAAAACGTTAACCCACGAATTGAGATTGTGGTGATAACCAATGGCAGTTATAAACCTGTTCATTGGTGGACAAAGTTGGCTCAAACTCTGGATCATCACGATGAGATACACTGGAGTCTAGATGGCTGGAATCAACCCAGCAATGAGCAGTATCGTGTGTGGAGTGACTGGATCAGCATCATGCGAGGCATAGAAGCATTTAAGAAAATCAATGACTCCACTTATCTTGTGTGGGCTGCTATAGCATTTAGATTCAATCAATACAGTCTAGATGATATGAAAACACAGGCCAAAAACTTGGAATTTGACAGTTTTCAACTTACTAAATCCACAAAATTTGGCAGTAAATATCCCAGTGTTTACAGCACTCAAGATTTATTTGAACCCACTGATTCCAATTTGATAGCTTCAGCACACAGGTTTGAGCGAGAAACCACTGTGCTTTCATCCAAAACAAGACCAGGCGCTGAACTCAAAATTCTATTTCAAAAACGTGTAACACAGTTAGGCAACTACTCGGGCATATGTTTGATAGGCAACAAAGGAGTATTTGTCAACAGTCAAGGCGAATTTTATCCTTGTTGTTGGACAGCCAACCGCTACCCACACAACGATGGGTGGCAGGGTAAATTCAATTTGAATCAAAATACTTTTGAACAAATTATCAATGATTCTTTTTGGACTACAGATTTTTTAAAATTTGACAATTTAGAATGCCAAACCAAATGTACCTCAGACAAAATCAATGATCCAATACACACTTCAGAATGGTAAAAAACTACTACAAGGCAGCAATCAGCTAACTACATATCAATGACATGGCACTACAACAATCAACCAGTGGAAACTCTCCCGGCAGATTGCGTGGGCTTTGTCTACATCATAACCAACATCACCAACGATCGCAAATACATAGGCAAAAAACTGGCCAAATTCTCTCGCACCACTCAACGCACAGTTAAACTCAAAAACGGCACCAAGAAAAAACGCAAAGTACGCACCAAAGTAGACAGTGATTGGCAAGATTACTACGGTAGCTCACCAGAACTGTTGAAAGACGTAGAACTTTTAGGCAAAGATCAGTTTCGCAGAGAAATTTTATACTATTGTAAAAGCAAATCCGAATGCAGTTACATTGAAGCCAGAGAACAATTTTCCCGACGTGTGCTTGAAAGCGCGGACTGGTACAACGGACACATCCAAGTACGTGTTCATGGTTCACACATCAAAGACAAATTATGAATCTTTATTTGAAAAAATTTTTCAACGATGTAAGTGACCCATCATGGCCAACTGTTGACACTTACATAGATTATTATAAACTGCCTTTAGAAATTCAAAAAGAATGTGAACTCAATCACAGAGTACTGGATCAAATTGATAGAATTGAAAATTATGAATATTTTTGCGGTCATAATCATGTATATCAGCACCAAAATTTAATTTTTGTTCCAGTACTCAAATGCGCATCGTCTTATTATAGAGAACATTTTGGCAATCAATTTAACTGGCAATCAACAAGTTTACATTCAGCAACCAGCAACTCAAAACTAGTCGGAGTACTCATGGAGCCAACCACTCGATGGTTAAAAGGTATCACTGAATGGTTGTGGACCAGCAATTTAACAGACGCAAAATTTATTGAAAATATTGTTTTTAGCAAAACTTCACCAATGATTGCGCCTGATGCTCATACACAGTCATATCACGAAATGTTCGGGCCGTGGTTATCAAAAATTCATTGGATACCCATGGATTGGGTAGGCAAAAATCAAACCAAACAACAGTTGTTGAATTTTTTTCAACAACATGGTTGTCAGACTCCATTGAATTTTGACCACAATCTAGTTCATCAATCATCATCAAAAAAATTAGAACTTTTTGAAAAAGTAAAATCAATTCATCACACGCAATTAGATACCAACAATCGATACCTAGTCAACTGGCATAAACATTTGGCAAAAGACTTGAAATTTTATCACAACTTGGTTCGCCAATTCCAGTTTCAATAACTGATCAGCAAAATTAAGCAGTAGAGACTCGCACAGGTCAATGTCATGTGTCCTAAACCTGGTCCTTAGGGGTCGCAGGGACGGAAGCCTCACCGCGCTAGTGAGCACTCAACCACTATCCTTGACAGGACGAAGATCGCGAACAGCTTGCGGTTTGGTTGTTTGAACAGGATTTTCAAAGCAAAAAGACGCAGAAGCGATTCTGCACGTTTGTGAATCAAGACAGCATTTGATTTATAAACCGCCGTTGTGATAAGACGGGGATGGAGGTACCGGACAACCGCCTCTGACAAATACCCCAATGCTGTGTGACTTGCCGAACTCGGATGAAGCATTCTTTGCCCTGAGCGGGCAAAGTGTGACCATAGAATCTGGATGAATATTAATCGCTTCGCTCAAGAAAACAATCATTGACGAGCACAGCGAAGTCAATAGATCTCGCAAGAGATCTTGAAGTTAGAAAAAAGGCAATCCTGTTTTCTTAGTGGTTTCAAGATTTTGATTGACCAGTTCAGAAATAATAGTGCGTTCTTGATGACTCAGAGCCATGCTCTGATCATAATTCAATCCGCCTCGCATGTACCAACATAGTTTGATCGCCTCCGTCTTGATCGTATTGACTTCTTTTTCCATGTTCTGCACCATTTTTTCAATCTGGGCAGTGTCACTGATCAGGAGGCGTCCGCGAAAAAACTGGTCATGTCCAGCGTAAATGGTTGTTCATATTCGTGACCACACTTGTGACATTTGATGTGTAAAGGTCGAATTTCGCTGTGTTTGCGTAGATCCAACACAAAGTCTCTAACAGTGGCAAATGTTTTGCGATCACAGTTGTTGACCCATTCTTCAATTTGTTCAGGGTCGTTGACCAAGCTAGTGGGAGTGCGAATGATGTTGATGCTGTGAGCCAGAGCTCGCATGGTGACATCAGTGAGATTTTTCAAGGCCTCACTCATGGTTCGACTTTTGATTTCCTGAGAAGCGTCTGCAGCAGCTTCAATGTTGGCCATCATTTTTTGCTGTTCAAACTGTGCCAAACTGTTGGCATTGATTTGTTTGTAGTTCAGTGGTCGGAAGTACAGCTCAAGATCTCCCAATTTCAATGTGCGATGATAGTCTCCTGCAACAATTGTTTCATTGACCATGCGTAGATCTGTGGTATAATCATCTTCGTTGCCGCAAGCTGGACAGCGTGAACCAATGGGCATGTCGTGCCCAAATGTGGCAATTCTAATCGCAATCATGATGGCATCAATGTCCACACCTGGCATGACCCAGGCATTTTTGATGTTGGGCACACAACTCTGTACCACAGACACCACAGCAGAACCGTTGAACAAGGCATCAGGTGTGCGATAGGTTATCTCATCACGAGCAGTCATGGGATACACTGGAAATTCTTGATTGTCTGTGATTTCCAAGCTGCCTGGCGGCCAAAATTCACCATTGCTGGGCAGTCGCGTGTAAATGGCCGGCTGGCGAAAATAATTCATTAGGGGGTTAGTTGAGCTCATATTTTGGTACCATAAATATCATATACTTATAGACCCAGAAAATGGCCACAGATTTTACTCAAGTCAGTCAAGAGCTAGCACAGGACATGGAACTGCTGCGCAACAGTGTACAGCGTGGTGCCGGCGGCTTGTCAGAAATTGGCAGAGCTGGCAGCCAAGCAGCATATTCTGTCAAGCAGTTTGGCAAAGATCTTGATCAAATGGGCACAACATTTGTCAAGTCGATCTACAGCAGCAACACTGCGCTGGCGGCCTTGGCTGAAAACACCGAAACTGCTTCTAGCATCATGGTAGGACTGGCCAAAGAATTTGGCGTCATAGGCAAGATAGCTGCGTATTTCATTGACAAAACAGGTAAAACTCTTGCTCAAGGCGTCAAAGATCTAGACACAGCTTTCAAAGCCTATGGAGAACTCAGCAAACAAGGAGCCACAGGTGCAGGTGGTCTCACTGAGTTCATGGAAACTGCCAGCAAGCTGGGTTACAGTATCAACTCTTTGGGTGCGTTCAATTCGTTGCTGGCACAGAATTCTGAATCTCTGGCCATCTTTGGCGCAGGGGTAAAAGACGGCTTGAAAAAAGTTGTCGAAATAAGAGAGGATTTCAACAAAACAGGCTTCACTGGCGAATTGATAGCCATGGGTGTGAACCTAGATGACATCAATGTTGGCATCACAAGATACGCAAGACTACTATCTATCACTGGTCGACAAGATATGATGCGATCAGATCAGTTGGCCAAAGGCGCAGCAGCTTACATCAAAGAGCTAGATTTCATGACCAAGCTCACAGGCAAAAGTGCTGAAACTTTACAGAATGAAGCTGAAGCCAGAATGCAAGATGAAAGACTGTTGAGTGCAGAACTTCGCAGTAAAGAAGAAGAAGAAGCGTTGCGTGCGTTGAAAACTAAAGAAAGCATAGCAGAAGCTGACCGACTTAAAAAAGCTCG